AAGATACATCTAACACCATTCCCAATCATTATAAATAGAACCAGTAGATAAACTCTCTGGGACTATTTTTTTATGGCAACTCCAACTACAAGAACCGAATTCAAAAAATATTGTTTGAGAGAATTGGGTCATCCTGTTCTAGAAATCAACGTTGACGAGGATCAAGTGCAAGATCGCATTGACGACGCACTTGAATACTATCGTGACTTTCATTACGATGGTTCAGAAGCAGACTATTACAAGTATCAAGTAACGTCATCAGACATTACAAATAAGTACATCACATTACCAGAATCAATCATTGGTGTTACTGGTGTATTTCCTATTGGTGCTGGCGTCAATACGAATAATCTATTCAATCTTCGTTATCAAATCACGCTCAACGAGATCTATGACTGGGCGCACTCTACCTTTGCGCATTATACCATGTCTATGGAGCGTATCGCACTCATGCAGGAACTTTTCGTTGGCAAACAGTTAATTCGGTTCAATAGACACACAGACCTTCTATACATTGATATGGACTGGGAAACGAAGATTTCTGCTGGAGAATATATAATTATTCAGTGTTATCGCACCGTTGATCCAGACACATACTCTGATGTTTGGGGCGATCGTTGGTTGCGCAAATATGCGACTCAATTGATTAAACGTCAGTGGGGCACAAACCTCAAAAAGTTTACTGGCATGACACTTCCTGGCGGCATTCAGTTCAATGGCGAACAAATCTATCAAGAGGCAGATGAGGAGATTAAGCGACTGGAAGAAGAAATGATTAATACATATTCTCTTCCCACCTATGATATGATCGGTTGAAATATATACTTTTATAAATAACTGTATCTGATAGGAGATGCAGTTATGGAAAAATATGGATTTGTTTATATTTGGCGTGACAGAAAACACAACAGATATTATATTGGTTCTCATTGGGGAACAGAAGATGATGGATATGTTTGCAGTTCACCTTGGATGACGCAAGCATATAAAAGAAGACCTGATGATTTTCGAAGAAAAATATTGGGTAAGGTTTATTCTACAAGAAAAGACCTTTTGGAATTGGAAGAATCGTTCTTAAGTAGAATAAAAGAAGAAGAGATTGGAAAAAGATATTACAACCTTTGTCGAGGAGGGACAGGTCATTGGAGCGCATACCCCGAAAAGGCAAAAACTCTTCGTGAAAAAATCTCACACAAAACCACACAAGCAATGTGGCGTGATGATGTTAGGGATAAATATCTAAAGGGTTTGGAGAATAGAGATAATCGATCTTCTGATCCTGAAGTAAGAAAAAAGAGAAGCAAGAGTGCAAAACAAACTCTTGCTAAGTTGACAGACGAACAAAGGAAAGAAAAAACTACAGAAGCAAGGGATGCTATTCTTGGATCTAAAATTCTATACAAAGAAGGAAAGATGAAGAAGGCAAAACCTGGAACAGAAAAGTGGAATTTGCTTATTTCTTCTGGATGGTCAACAACCAGAGATAAAGTGTATAAGCACAAAAAACTTTGCTGTCCCCATTGCAATAAAACTGGTGGAGCAGCAAACATGACAAGATTTCACTTCAACAACTGTAAGAACGCATAATGCCTACTGTTAATCATTACTTCAACAACTTCTCGAACTCGATGGAGCAAGTCCTCATCGAGGATTTGATCATTGAGAGCATCAAAATTTATGGCATTGAAGTTTGTTACATGCCACGTACAGTTGTGAATGAAGATCTATTGTTTGGTGAAGATAGAGCATCCGCCTTTAATAACTCTTATGGCATTGAAATGTATATCAAGTCAGTTGATGGGTTTGAGGGTGATGGTGACTTTTTATCTAAGTTTGGTCTTGAGATTCGTGATCAGATGGTATTGACCGTTGCTCAACGCAGATTTGCAGAAGAGATCGCAGCAGACGACTCAACGAAGGTTAATGATAATCCAGGAATCAATCGCCCAGCAGAAGGCGATCTCATTTACTTACCACTCAACGATAAGATCTTTGAAGTCAAGTTCGTTGAGCATGAAGCAGTATTCTATCAACTTGGAAAACTCCAAACTTATGATTTGACACTTGAATTGTTCGAGTACAGTCATGAGAAGTTTGATACTGGCGTTTCAAAATTGGATGCTATTGAAACCAAATACTCTGGTGATATGACGAAATATCAAATTCTTGATGAGTCAGGCAACGTGCTAGTATTTGAAGATGGTTCAGCGATGGTTCAAGAAGGTTATCGTATTGAAGATACAGATGATATTGCTAACAACGAATTCTATACAGCGCAGACTAGCGGAAGCACAGACAACATCGCTGGTGGTATTGATACTAACTTTATTGATTGGACGGAATCAAATCCTTTCTCAGAATAATTTTTTACAATTATCAAAATGATAACGTTTCATATTTGCCGCACCTCCAATTTTATTACAGTGCGGACATTTGATTTTTGTTTGTTTAAAGGTTTTTCCTTTTGACCAAGGAATTTGACCCTTATTAGATTGGCTTATTTTTTCTTTTGTTTCGTTTGAGTGTTTTCTTCCCAATCCAGACTCCGATATTTTTCTTCTCGTTTCTTCTGAGTGAGAATATCTATTACCATAGTTTGGATTAGAAGTTCCTGTTTGTTGTTTTAATTTTTTTATAAAATTGCTCGAGTGTCGCTTTCCATAAAATGGGTTTCCTGATCCTTTATATTTTTCACTAAGTGCTTCTCTAGTTTCTTGTGTGTGAGGTATCCCCCCACCAAATCCACCAAGTTTCATGTTATATGTTCTAGGGTTATTGGTGAATTTTTCGTCTACTATTTCAGATTCAATTTTATACGCTTCTTCCATAGACAAATTAGAATACAAAATTTCTTTTTTGAAATTTTCTTTCCCATATTTTTTTATAGCGGATTTTATTGCTACACCAGAACCAAAATAAGAATCTTCTGGGTCTTCTGTTTTATGGACACCAATATAAAATTTTTTATTGATGAGATTGGTAACTTTGTAAACAGTATAAATAGTCATGTTGCTGATACTCCTGGATAGTATTAGGGTGTATAGGGACGGCAATCCCGTGATACACAACTATTTATAAAATTAAGGACTTTTCAAATGCCGATGACGCCATTTTTTTACAACGGTACAATTCGTAGATACATTATTATGTTTGGCCGGATGTTTAACGACATTGACGTTGTGCGTTATACCAGCGCAGGTGCGGTAGACCAACAGATTCGTTTACCGATCGCCTATGGTCCTAAAGAAAAGTTCTTAGCAAGAATCAATATGGATCCTGGACTTGACCAAGAGGTTGGAGTTCAACTTCCACGTCTTGCGTTTGAAATGACAGCGATGACATATGCACCAGAACGTGGACTGAACAAAACATACAAAAGTTCTAACGCAAGTAGTTACAACAATACGGTAAGCAGTCAATATACACCAACGCCATATAACTTTAATCTTTCATTGTATGGTATGTTTTCTAATAATGAAGATGCGGTTCAGGTTGTAGAACAAATCACTCCATTTTTCAGACCTGAATGGACAATGAGTTTGAAACTTGCAGACTCAGTTCCTGATTATTATGACATTGCGACCGTATTGAATGATATGAGTATTGAAGATACCTATGAAGGCGACTTCCAAACTCGTAGAGCAATTATCTATACTTGGAATTTCACAGTCAAGGGATATCTGTTTGGTCCAACCAGAAATCGTGGCGTTATCAAACGCACGGTTATTGATATTGCAAACAATCGCACACAAGATCCTATTGGTACTGAAGTTGGTCCAGATAAGAAGATTATTCTGACTCCAGGTTTGCTTGCTAATGGTTCGCCAACTGCAAACTCTTCAGCAAGTATTCCTTGGGAAACCATTACCGCAAACACCGACTGGGGTTATGCGTTCGATTCATATGATTACTTTGATGGCATTAATAGGCATGATTACTAATGAAAAATCTAACAGAGAACATGAATCAGATCCTCGGCATTGAGGGGGATCTGATTACTGAAGACGACAACAAAAAACCTCTAGTCATTCCAACCAGATCCAAAGATCAGGAAAAAGACATTCAGAATGACTATGAGTATGCTCGAAGCAATTTGTATGGCGTAATTGAAACTGGTTCTGATGCACTTAATCAACTTGTAGAACTGGCGAAGGCAAGCGAACATCCACGTGCTTTTGAGGTTGTTGCACAGTTGACAAAAACACTTGTTGAAGCAAACAAAGATCTACTTGCTATACAGAAACAAGTAAAGGATCTCAAGAAAGATACGCAGCAAGAACAATCTGAAACCAATGTGACGAACAACAATCTATTTGTTGGTTCAACTTCTGACTTATTGAAGATGATTAAAGATGGATCCGATTGAGAAAGGATATCTTGGCAATGTCAATCTTAAACGCAAGGGTGTTAAGATTGACTGGGACGAAGAGAAGGTAAAAGAGTTCCTGCGCTGCGCAAAGGATCCAGTTTACTTCACCGAAAAGTACATTCAAATTGTTCATGTTGACCATGGACTCATTCCTATTGAGTTGTATGATTATCAGAAAGAGATCGTTGAAAAGATTACAAAGAACCGTCGTGTCACTGTTGTCACCTCGAGACAGGCAGGTAAGACAACCACAGCGGTGGCAGTCATCTTGCACTATGTTCTATTCAACGATCACAAAACGGTGGCACTCCTAGCAAACAAGGGTGATGCGGCACGTGAAATTCTAGATCGTATCAAGATTGCCTATGAAGCATTGCCTAAGTGGATTCAGCAGGGTGTGATCGAATGGAATAAGGGTTCTGTTGAATTTGAAAATGGTTGTAAGATTATCGCCGCAGCAACTTCTTCATCAGGCATTCGTGGTAAGTCTGTTTCATTCCTGTATATCGATGAGGCAGCATTCGTGGAAGGATGGGATGAGTTCTTCGCATCCGTGTTCCCTACCATTTCTTCTGGTAAGACGACCAAGATTCTTTTTACTTCCACACCAAACGGTTTGAATCACTTCTATAAAACCTGCGAAGGTGCAAAAGAAGGCACGAATGGGTACAAGTATGTTGAGGTAAAATGGGATAGGGTTCCTGGTCGTGATGCAGTTTGGAAGAAAGACACACTTGCATCCATGGACTTTGATATGCAGAAGTTTGCTCAGGAATTTGAGTGCGAATTCTTGGGAAGTTCTGGTACACTTATCGAAGGCAACAAACTAAAATCTTTGGTTCCTCGCCAACCCATTCATGACAAAAATGGTTTGAAGATGTATGAAGAACCAGAACCACAACATACTTATTTCTGTGTTGTGGATGTTTCACGTGGTAAAGGTCTTGACTATTCTGCGTTTCATATCATTGATGCAACGAAAATGCCTTATCGACAGGTCTGCACATTCCGTGACAATCTAGTTACACCTGTAGAATATACTGAAATTATACATAGGATGTGTGTACAGTATAATGAGGCACTCGTTCTCGTTGAAGTCAACGACATTGGTGGGCAAATCCCTGATCTTCTCTTATTTGATTATGACTATGAGAATATTTTGCATACACAGTCTGCTGGTAGAGCAGGAAAGAAAATTTCAGGTGGATTTGGTAAGAAAGGCACTGCAATTGATAAGGGTATCCGAACCACCAAACAGGTAAAATCTGTTGGATGCTCAGTGCTAAAGTTGTTGGTCGAACAAGACCAACTTATAATAAACGATTTTGATACAATCTCAGAATTGTCAACTTTTTCTAGAAAAGGTGTATCGTACGAAGCAGAGCCAGGTGCTCATGATGATTTGGTAATGGGTTTGGTGTTATTTGGATGGTTGTCAGAACAACAGTTCTTCAAGCATTTAACAGACAATAACACACTTGCGCATTTAAGAGAGAGAACGCAAGAAGAAATTATGGATGACTTACTGCCTTTTGGAGTGGTAAGTAACGGTGTAGACGAATTTGAAGACCCAGGAACTTCTGAAGACTGGGGTGGTGATACTGATATGGCGCATGGTAGCGTTACAACTTGGGGCAACAGTACTGGATGGTTCTAAATACCCATTTTTATAAATAAGTTACAAATGAGATAATTGACTCTTTACATCAAAGGAGATAAACATGCCTTTTC